AGAAACTATTAAAAATATATTTACATCTGGCACTGGCCTTCTTAAAAGTTATTTAAAGACTCCTATACATAAAGCAGGTGTTGGTTTTTTTGCGGCTGGTTTGGGTCTTACTGAAGAGTCTAGAGGCAAAGGTGTAGGAAAATTTATGGGAAGATGGTTAGGAAGAAGTCTCTTTGGATATTCAATATTTACAGGTCTTAGAGACGAAGGGTTATGGGGAGGAGTTAAAGGTGCGGCAGAATATGCTGCATGGGATTATGGTATTGGAATAACATTAAAAACTCTAGGTTATGCATTAGGTGGAGCTGAAGGAGCATTAACTATTGGGGCAATTGCTGGGACTGTTGGTTATGCTACTCTAAAGTATCAAGGATTAAATCCCGCGTCTTTTTTAACTAGACCTTTTGTTAAAGATCATATGAAAAAACAAGCAAGATTAGAATTAGCAAGACCTATGGTTGATACTTTTGGCAATATTGCTTCTATGCGTCAAAGAAGTATAAATGCTATGCAACGTTCATATATTAATGGAAGAACTGCTTTAGGTAATGAAGCTCAGATGTTTTTTAACAGAGGTTAGTAATATTGGCTGCTAGTTTTAATTTAAAGAAATGTAAAAATGAGTGTACTTCTTGTATAAAGAAATACGCGCAAAAACATTTATTAAAGAAAGGCGACGAATTTAAAATTCCTTGTTCTGGTATTCCTGAAGAATATATACCAGCAAATATTATTAACTCTTTAGATGAAGAGGCAGATATTGAATTAATTTTAGCTATGTATGATCCTATTGTATGGGCTAGAAGATTTTTAGATTGGCATTGTTTAGATGAAGATGGTCAAATATGGAAAGAGAAGACTATTAGTGGGACTTTGCCTGCTAATGCCTCACCTTATGATAAAAATAGAGCTTTGTTAGGGAAATCTCCTTTTAATAGAAAATATCAATACGATATATTAAGTTGTTCCAGTAGATATAAAGTTCTTCGTTTAGGAAGACAATGTGGCAAGACTGAAGTTATATGCATTTATGCTCTTTTCTATATGTTTACAAGAGAGAAATTTAAGGTTGTAATTATTGTTCCTTACGAGACACAGGCTTTATTAATCCATACTAGATTAAATGGATTAATAAATTCTAGTTCTTCTTTAAGTACATCGATATCTTCTTCTACTAAATCTTCACCACCAACTATAGAACTAAATAATGGTTCTTCTGTTATGTTATTTACTGCTGGTTCAAAGACTGGTGGAGAAGCAGGAAGTGCTCGTGGACAAACTCCATCATTACTTATGTTTGATGAAGCAGATTTTTTAAGAGATGCTGATATTGATGCTTCAGTAGCTTCTGGAGCTAATAATCCAAATATTTTAATCTTAATGTCTTCTACTCCTAAAAGAATAGAAGGAAAATTTCATAAAACTTGCAAGAGTATAAACTATAAAGAATTTCATTGTCCGTCAACTCTTAATCCTAATTATACTGAAGAATTAGATGCTTATTTTAAGCATGAATTAACTGAGATGGGGTATCAGAGAGAAATATTAGCTTTATTTGGTAATCAAGAAGAAGGAGTTTACCAGCAAAAATATATATTAGCAGCTCAAAGCAATAAATATGAATACGGACAATTAAATTATAATAAAGATTTTAAATACAGTATTGGTGTTGATTGGAATAAAGCTAAACATGGAACTAATATAGCGGTTGTATGTTTTAATTCTAAAGAGGGCAAATTTTATACAGTAGATAAAGCAGTTATTACATCTACTGAATTTACTCAATTATCGGCATGTAAAAGGATTGCCGAACTTAATGGTCAATGGAATTGTAGTTATATATATTGCGATGCTGGATATGGGACTATAATAGAAGTATTACATGATTATGGATTAAGATCTCTCAGAGATAATGGCCCTAATCATCAAGATAGCAGATTAAGATTTGCTAAAAGTTTTGATTTTGGAAGTAGTTTAGAAGTAAGAGATCCATTTACTAAAGAAATGGTTAAAAAGCCCGCCAAACCTTTCTTAGTTGAGAATTCAGTTAGAAGATTTGAGAATGGACAAATTAAATATCCAGAATCAGATGTTCAATATTCTGCTCAATTATCTAATTATATTATTGATAGATTAACTACTTCAGGCAGGCCAGTATATAAAACACAGAATGAGAACATTGGCGACCATTTTCTAGATGCTGTTAATTTAGCCTTAATATCATTTACTTTGGAAGATGGTTTATTTGGCAAGGTTATCTATAATCCAGAAGTTAGACTGACTGGTAATTTTGGTGATGGTTTATTAGAATTAAAAAATATTCCTATAGATAATTCAGTTTATATTAAAGGTAATAGTGATATAAGTAATAAAGCTAGCAGAACTAAGAATATTACTGTGAATATTGAGACTCCTAAAGTATATGATTGGCCAGGATTTCTTAAAGATCAACCACGTCCTGTTACTGCTTACAATAAACTCAGGAACAGAAGAAGGACTAATATTTAATGCTTAAATTATATACAGAACCTGATTCATTAAAAGAAATTACTGATATTAATTTATTTAGGATTACTTTTGATGGAACAAAAGGTGGCGCGATTTCTAAACCTATTTATATACGTAATGATGATAAAGAATTATATTATTCAAATATAACATTAACTTTTAATAGTTTATCTTATATTTTTAGATTAGTACAAGCAGATTATTGTCCAACAGTTTTAGAATGGTCAAAAATTCCTATAAATACTGAAATTGCTTTAACTTATAATATAGGTTCTTCTACAGTATATGATATTTCTACATATATTACAGTATGGAGTCAAGTTACAATTCCTCGTGGAGAATCTGCTAATAATATTGACTTTATAACTCTTAAATTAGGATATACAGAAGGATTAGTTACTTAATGGCTAAAAATTTAATATTACCTAATCAAGTCGGTAATTCTTTTTATAAAGAAGATAGTATATTAAACTATAGACCTACAATTAAATTTATAGAACCTGAACAAGAAGAAGATGAACAGGAATTTGTAGAACTCCCGCCAACTATTAATGATAATAAAAATAGGACACAAGTATTAGTAGATGGATTTAATAATATATCTAAAGTATTAGATAAAGCACAACAAAGAGTAGATGATAAAGTTAAATTAACTGGCGGGTTATCTATTAAATTAGATCCAATAAAAGACTTTAATGTTATCTCTGCTATGAAAAGAAAATTTCCTGATAAGAAAGATCCTGCAGTTATTGATTATGAAGATTATAAAAAGGCATTAGATTGTATAAATAATAACTCTCCAAATCTATTAAATGTATCTAATGCAGATATTGAATTAGCAAAACAAAATCCATTAAAAACAGATTTCGGCGGCTCTAACAATACTAATGGAGAAAATAGAAGTGATTTATCTTCACCATTTTCTACAGTTCAGCCAGTAGATATTTCTAAATATCAGAAAGTTGCAGTATTAGCATTATTTGCTATGTTATTACCAATGATTAAAGCAGAGGATAAAAAGGAAGTTGCTTTACACCTAGCAACTGTTCCTCATGTATAAAATAAATGCCTAAATTTGATTTTTCAGATGTTGACTTTAATAATGTAGACCCAGAGAGATTATCTATTGGTTCTTGTTTACAAGACTGTTATTTGATTGCTCAAACCTATGAAAAAGGCGCGCACGCTACTCCTACTGAAGCAGCAATATACTCTACTCTTACAAGAACTATACAAAATAATAAAAGACTTTCTGATACATTAACTACTACATTAACTTCTTATGTAAAGAATCCACAGTTAAGTAATTCTGAATATTCTGTTGAAAGTAATAATAATTTACAAAGTCTTAATATAGAAGATCAGTATCAATCTACTTATGGCGATAATAATTTTGGAGATAAGTTATTAGGTAAATTAAAAGAATGTATTCCTTGTATGGATAGAATGCTTGCTTATTTAGAGTTGCATCCTAATGTAGATTTATTAGGAATTTATGAAGGATTTTTAAAGAATCAAATATTAACGGTAGGAAAGATAGCAGATGTATTAAATAACTATGATCAATATGGAGATATATGTGAATTAATAAATTTATTATCTTTTATGTGTATCCCTGATTTACAAAGAATAATATCTTTATTAATGGCATTATTTACTTTAAATACTCCTAAATTTGATGGGATAATAGGTTTACTTTCTTCATTAATTGCTCCTATATTTAGTCCTTTATTAATGGCGATGGGTTCTTTATTTGATCAATTCAGTGTTATAGTTTTAAGTCCATTAAAATGTGTTGTTGATAGTATTGATACTCAATTAAAGAAACTACATATTAAAATAAAGGATAATAAAGGAGAAGTATCAACAGAATTTGAAATAGAAAATAGTTTAACAAGTTTATCTAATTCCATCAAAGAAGGCATGTTTGAGATGGAAAATAAAATGCAGATGTATATAGATCAAATTAAAGCAATGTTAGGAGAACTTGGCGGAAATGATACTGCTTACTTAGAACTTAAATTAAGTTCATTAAAGTTAATTAGATTGATTAATTTTGTACGTTCAATTATTACTGCAATAACTCAAGGACAGTTATCTTGTGTCAATAAAGGACAATCCCCCGAACAATCTGAATTGAATAATTTTATGGATACATTCCTTAATCCAAATAGTCCATTTGCTTTATGGATAGATGATGACGGTCAATTACATTTAGATGAAAAAGATAACAATTTGTCTACTATTAATGATAGTATTATAGAATATGAAGGCACAAATTTAGTTAATCCAACAGAAGACATAAAGGAGGTTTCCTTATCATTTTCCAATCCTATAAGAGTCACATTTAATACTTGCAGATTCAAAGATGTTTCTAATACAGAAACTAATAAAATTAATCAATGGATGGATTGGCTAAAAACACAGTAATGAATATATTCAATTATCTTAAAAGTTTATTCTCTCGTAATAATAAGTATCCAGTCATAAGAATAAATAATATATCTCCTAATAATAATCTAATTAAAACTGTTAAACCCGCCGTATTAAATTATGCCCAACAAAGTAATATTCAACGCGGCATGTATATTGCTCCTGAATATGATTTATATGAAATACATAAAGTATGTGATATAGAAAGTATTGTTCGTAGAGCATTTACCAAGAAAGAAGATTTAATGTTTAAAGAAGGTTATTGTTACAAAAGTACAAATATTAAATTTGCTCAATATATTAAGACAAGATTTAATCAAATGGCATTTGCCACAGGTATTCCTCATACTGAATTATTAAAACGTATATCAAGAAGTTTAATCCATACATCTAATGCATTTCTTGTTAAAGTCAGAGATCCAAAAGCGTCTGGTGGTTCTATCCGCAGAACTGCAGATGGGAAAATTGTAAAACCAATTGCTGGATATTTTCCTGCTGCTCCTGAAACTATGAGAGTAGATATTAATGCTAATACAGGCGCAATACAAGGTTGGCAACAATTACTTCCTGGCGGCTTATATAAAGAGTTTAAACCAGAAGATGTTATACATTTTACTAGAGATAGAAGAGAAGGATTTTTATTTGGCATCCCACAATTAGTTCCTGTAATAGACGATATTAGAGCATTAAGACAATTAGAAGAAGATATAGAAATAATGCTTCATCAACATATATTCCCTACATTTCAATATACGGTTGGTACTGAAACTGCTCCTGCAGGATATACAGAAGATGGTCAAAAAGAAATAGATATTGTTAAAAGTACTATAGACATTATGCCTACTGAAGGAGTTATTATTACTCCAGAAAGACATAAAATAGAAAGTATTAGATCTGATGTTGCAGTAGATGCTAATAACTATCTAATACATTTTAAGAAAAGAATATTAGCTGGATTAGGTGTATCGTCTATAGACATTGGAGAGGCAGATTGTTATGACGAAGAAACAGAAACATTAACAGAGAATGGTTGGAAAAAACATAACGAGATAGATCATTTGTCTGAAAGAATTGCTACCTTTAATCCAGACACTCAACAAATAGAATTTAATTTAGCTAATAGTAAATATGAAGGCATGTATAAAGGTTGTATGGTAAATTTTACAGGAAAACACTTAGATATTAAAGTAACTCCACATCATGAAATGTGGGTTGCTCCTAAAATTGGCAAAAAACCTTTATTATGGCAAAAAGTATATGCTGGAGATTTATTAGATGGTAAATTTTCAGAATTTTATATGTTAGAGCCAATTAATCCTGTTAAAAATGAATTTAATATATTAACAGTTGAAGCAAATAATATAAGTTTTGATTATTATATTGGCAATATTTATTGTTACAATGTCCCTAATCATTTATTTGTTACACGTCGTAATGGCAAAGTAACTATTCAAGGAAACACAAGTAATAAGTCTACTTCTTTTACTATGTCTAAAGCTATCATGGATAGTGTTAAAGCAATACAAGCAGACTTAGAAGAACAATGGAGTCAATATGTAATTGTAGAACTATTATTAGAAAGTACTTTTGATGATATTAATATATTAGACGACAATGATAAAGTTAACCTTTCGTTTTATGAAATAGATTTAATGAATAAGATAGATAAAGAAAAACACGCGATTGAATTATTTAAAGCTAATGGATTAACATTTGATGAGTTTAGAACTGAATTAGGCAAAGAACCTATTTTATTGCCTGAAAATCCTGAAGATCAAGATCATACAAAAAGTCCTAGATGGTTTAATACATATTGGAAAGTATTTGAAGAACCTACTCTATTAATTAAAGCAATTGATGAAGGCTATTTAGCTTCTACTTATGCTTTAGCAAGTACTCCTTCTTCTAGTGTGACAAGTCAACAAATAAATTATGGCCAACAATTAGTTGCCAAAACAATACAACAAGAGAAACAAGTAAAAAGGCAAGACAGTATAATTAAATATACATCTGAAATAGATAACTTATTTAATGATATTAAAACTATGGATATTAATAAAGATAATTTAAGTTATCTTAAATCTATTATAAGGACTTTTACAACAGATTTATCTAATAAATTATCTATTAATTGTGTAAGTAAATGCACCGAATCTTTTCAGATATATACTAGTTTATTAGATACTGATTTAATACAAATAAAAGTTGCTAATAATGAAATAAATAAACGTATTGATTTTTTTATTAAAAGGTTACTAGATTCTATTATTTATTCAATAGACAAAAAAATAATTAATGGTATAATAACTAAAGATAATTTACAGAATATATTTGACGTAAGCAAATATAGATTAAATTTGATTTACAATACAGAAATAATTAAATCTGATAATTATGGAGTTGTATTAGGGATTAAGCATTTAAATCATTATGGAATTAAATTAGTTAATAATAATATTGATGCTTGTGATTTATGTAAATCTTTAAATAATAAACAATATCATCATTCATTACTTACATTAGAAAATCTTCCGCCATTTCATCCTCATAGTAGAACAACAGTAGAATCTATAATTGCCAACAAGGATTAAATAATGCCAAAATATATTCATTTCATAGATCAAGTTACATTTAATCAAATTCCAGACATTGTTACTAATATAACTGATAGTACATTGTTTAATTCAATGGCACCAGTAAATGGAGTTCTAAGGATTAAAATCGCCGCAACCCATTCAGGTAAAATAACTAAAAATAATGGATTCTATCAGCCATCTAAAATGAAAGATGGAGTTAAAACTTGGACTGACCAATACAATAAACCAATACTTGTTCATCATAATGATGAAAAAGATTCTATTGGAAGAGTAGTCTCTGCTTCTTATGTAGATATATCTAGCGGATTTCTAGCAGTTGTAAATTCAAATAAAGAAACTATTTTATGTGATTCTATTAAATTAACTGAATTTAATAATGGTTCTTTATTAAAAGAAGATAATATTAAATTTATTAATGATTATTTTGTTAGTAATTCAGAATTATTAAACAATCCTGATTATCAAGGATTAGGTTATATAGAATTAATTGCTGATATCTCTGATCCAGATGCTATACAAAAATTTCTAGACAAAAGATATTTAACTGGTTCTGTTGGTCTTTCAACTGATAGTGCAATTTGTAGTATTTGTGATTTAGATTGGGCTGATGACGATACTGAAGAAATATGCGAACATAGACCTGGAAGAATTTATGATGGAAAGAAATGTGTATTAATCGCAGGCAATCTATTTTATCGTGAATGGTCTCCCGTAAATAATCCTGCAGATACTCATTCAACAGTATTAGAAATTATTAATTCTGTAACTAATGACATTAAACTAATTAATATAACTAATTCAGTAGAAGATTCTACTGTAAATAATAATGGTGGTGAAAATATGGAAGATGACAATAAAGGAATACTTAGTATACATTTAGATGCTGTTTATTTAAATGATATAGTTAATTTTTTTACTCAAGAAGTATATGACAATTTAGTTGGAGATGATTCTTGGGGAAAAGACTATGCTGAAATGTTGTACTGTTTATATTTAGATACTAAAGAAGAAGATAAAGAAACTGTAAAACAGAACATCTTAGATGCTAAATTAAGTTCTGCACAACGTAAATCAATGTCTTCAAGTTCTTTTTGCGGGCCAAACAGAAGTTTCCCGATTCCAGATTGTGCTCACGTAACTGCGGCTAAGCGTTTAATTGGCAGATATAAAGGTCCTGGAGATAAAACTGCAATTATGTCTTGTGTAAATAGGAAAGCTAAACGATTAGGTTGTAAAAGTGATGATAGTGTAAGAGAACCTACTATGTATTTAGATGTTAATTATTTTGATCAATTCTCTGATAATGAACTATTAGATATGCTTGTAGGTTTAGATGTAGCAATTAAAGAGCGCGAACTTATTTTAGACAAAACTTCTTGCTCTTGTGATAGTCAAGATAATTTATTAAAGACTGAGAATGAACAATTAAATCAACTATTGATTGATAAAACTAAAGATTTAAAAGATTTATATATTGAGAATATATATAATTTAGATTTATTGACTAATAAAAAAATATTATCTGATAATAATAAACAAGAATTATTAAGTAAGTCAGTAGACAATCTTAAAGATGAATATAATAAATTATCAGAATCAATAAATAAAAAAGAATTATGTGATATAATTAATTCTGGCTTAGTAGATAATAAAGTTATACCTACTATAGAAAATCCTACCTTAGTAGAAGACAACAATAATAAAAAATTAACTCAAGAATCCAAAGACATTATTAGACTAGAATGGCTAAAGATTAGAACAACTCTTGGTGAAGATAATGCAAATAAATGGTTAAGTAATTTTAAATTAATACCTAATGATTTAGGTTTATAATTTTTTTGGAGGATAAATATGGCTTTTGATTCATTAAATCGTTACTCGCCACGTCATAAAACTTGGGATCACGTAGGAAATATTATTCCTGACGTGGAACATTCAGAAGGTGAACGACCTGCTGGTGAATTTAGACCTGCAGCTTGGTTGCCTGTTCAATTTTTTGACAAGAAGTTAGAAAATTGGATTGTAGTTATGCCTGGTAAAATTTTAGCATTTGATCCAGATGGTAGTTTAATGCCTGCTGAATATGGTATTTCTGGGGCAACAGTAACTTATGCTCAGAATGACGTAGATGCTGGAACTATTGATGTCAGTACTGGTTTAGCTGTAACTACTACAAAAATAGTAACTTTGTCTACTCTTACTGGCGTTCGTGATGGAGCTTGGACTGCTGCAAATGCTGGCGTAACTGCTGTTACTTCTGGATTTATGGGTCGTTTTGGCGACGTATTTCTTCCTAATTTAACTCCTTGTTATCCTGTTGGCGTAGCTCCTTATGCTTATCTTCAGTTTGCTGGAGATACTTATAATCCTGTTAATTATTATCAACATAATTACAGTATGCAAAATCTAACTGCATTCCTATGTGACTATATATTAAAACTTCCTGTTATTCCTGCTGCTTCTGCTACTGAAGCTGTAAATAAAACTACAAGTGGAACTTTGGTATCTGGAATTACTGGGACTCATACACGCGCGCAAGCAGTTACTAGTGCTACTGGTCGTTATAATGCTACTTATGGAACTGTTCCTGTACTAAGTACTTATCCAGTTATTGCTTTTGCTCTTAATGAAGTAAATATGGCCAAGAATACTGCTCGTAGTACAGTAACTATGCAATCTAACAATACTGCTGATGATGTAAGTTCAGTATTAGTCAATGAGCGTACTTCTTTAAGTGGCGTAGTTGCTGCTGGGGATTATCTTATTGATTACTCAGAATCAGTATTATTTGTCTATTCGTCTGATGGAGCAACTGTTCCTGTAGCAATTAGTGGTGCAGCAGGTACAGTATCAGTAACTTATTATCATTATTCTGGAGCTGCTACTACTGTAAGTAAATTTGCTTCTGTTCTTGGTAATGCTCTTAATCCTGGGGATTTTCTAAAAGTAGG